CTTCAATAGCAGCAAATAAACCTTGAGTACCAGGCAATTTACTAGCTTGATAATTTCCAGAACCAGCGTTAGTATTTAATTCACCTTCTACTAATGACATTTCTAAGTAATCTTCAAAACGTAGTCTTGTTTCAGATTCAGCTTTTAAATACCATAAGTATCCAGACGCACCGTCTTCAGTAGCAACTTCAACCCAACCGATTTGAGCCATATCAGAACCACTAATAACGTATTGGTTACGAATAATAACTGGTGAGTTAGAAAATTGTGTAAACTGAGGAGTCACAGAAACTCTAGTAGCTGAATTACCAGCTCCAGATCCAATTGTAGTTCCTTTAGTATAGTCAGATCCATATACAAAGATTTTCAAAGTTGTAGATGAAGCAAATACAGTTTGTACATCAGAACCAGTGTAAAGTTGAACAGCAATATGTCCAGCATCAGCTAAAGTACCACCATTAATAGTTGGTACATCAGTTACGATACCTTTAGCTTCTGTTCCACTAACTACATCCATGATAACGATTGTATCGTTGATGGAAATAACGTTAACTACAGTAGTTCCGTTTACACCTGTTAAGTCTAAGTGTGCGGCGTTACCAAGGTTTGCAGCTACATCATTGTATGCAATATGCAAACGGTTTTGCTCAGACCAGATAACTTGATCAGATGTCATTGGCATTTCAGCGCCAACCATTCTTAAAAATCCAGATAATGTACGATTTCCATAGCGCTCTACTTCTTGCTCGTAAATCTCTGGTAGGTATTGTTGTGCAAAATCATTGTCACCTTCGTCAAACTTCAAGAAGTTCGTGTCAAGCGCTTGCTGCTTTTGCGATGGGATAATTGTCCCAAATTGAGGAGTTAAACTCATAATTGTTTAATTTTTTTAGTTAAATTTTTTTGTTTTTATTTTTAGTTTTGTAGAGTCAGCGCCTGAAATAGCTTTAACTTTAAGACCGCCAATGAACACATCTCCTTGAGAAGTCCTAGCTTTAGTGTCACTCAAGTTTTTTGATTTGTTTACAACGTCTTTTACTGCGTCTGCTTTTCCTTGCTCATAAAAATGAGCGGCAATTTTATCTACATTTTCAGCAGCATACATAGCCTTGTGATAACCATTAACATCCTTAACATTACCAGATTCGTCTAGGAACTTCCCAACGAGGTTTGTTATATTAGATTGGTTTTCTGCAACTTTATCTTTGTTTTGAATATTATACTTATATTTCTTTTCACCAACATTGATATCAAAACCTTTGAAATCATCGCTAAAAAGTTGTTTAGTATTATTTTTAAACAATTGATGTTGTTGCTCAGCTTGTTTTTGCTCCTTGTTATATCTATTGAAAAAATCCATAGCTTTTTGTTGTTCCTGAGTAACGCCCGGTCTCAACTTGATCTCGTCGTAATATTTACTCTTAGTCTCTTCTAAAAAGTTTTTGGCTTTTGCAACTTCTTCTTTAAACGCAAGTTTCTTTTTGCGTATATCCTTATCTTCATCTAAATCTTCATCGTAGTCAAAATCTTCTAACAAAAGATCAAGATCTTCAGAATCTAAATAAGGTTTATTTTTTTTGTAATATTCTTTAATAAGAGTTTTATCGTCAACACTGCTGTAATCAGCATTTAGACGAGTATAATCTTCTATTGTCCCACCAGTGTCTTCCATAAAGGAAACTAGCTTTTCAATATTTTCAGGTAATGGTTTACCTAATATTTTTTCATCTCTTATAGCTTCTTTAACTTCTGCTTCAACTTGTTTAACTTCGGCTTCAGTTACTTCTTGGATCGGAGAAAACCCTTCAGTAGTCTCGTTGGACTTTTGTACAGGTTCTCCCATCGTTGCGCTATCTCCGGATGGTTTTTCCACAGATACCTCCTTTGTTTCTCCGATTTGAATGGCATCTTCTTCTTGTTTTGGAATTATTACTTTTTTAACCTCTGGCTCTAGTTCAATCAAAGGTTCTTTAGGATTAACATTTACTTTAGTAATGTTATCTTTTGTTTCGTTAAATTTTTTAGGTGTTTTATTTTTTGTTTTTAATTTAAACTCACCTTCCTGTTTAACAGGTTCATTTGTTTTTACTTCTGACATAATATAATATAATTAAATAATTAAAATTACATAAAGGCGTTCATGTCAACCTCTACATTTTGTTCAAAATCAATTGGAGGTCCATCTACGTTTCTTTGTGTAATCATTTCACTTTGTTGCGTACCTTCCATTTTTATACGCTTGTCTTTTCTATCTTCAATCATTTTTTCTTTTTCACCAATAGCCTGCATATCCATTTGCTTTAATTGAAGATCAAACTCAAACCTTCTTTGCATTTTTTGCATTTCTAATTCGCTTTGAATCTGCATTCTTTCTATTTCCATTTGATTTTTAGATTGTTCAAATTGGACTTTGGTGTTAGTGACAGCTTCTTGTTTTTGCACTTCTGCCATTGCTGTTTTTTCAGCTGTGTCAGCTTGAGCTTGACCTTGAGCGGCTATGTTAGCTTGCTGAATTTGCATATCTTCTTTTTGCTTTTGCTTACGCTTAACTTTAAGCATTTGATTAGCAAGTTTAAGATTTTTAATTTGTCTAAGATCTATAGCGTCTTCAAGGTTAATACCGCCTTGTTGTATAGCAGCTTGTATGTTTTGTTCTAATTGAGCTTGTTCTTCTTCGTCTGGTTCTAATTCTAAAAATATACCAAAATCATGAAGATTTAAATTAACTATTTCTTCTAACGTTTTAATATTATAAGTTGATATAGAATTTTGCAAAGAATTTTTTGTAAGAGGAAACTCTAAAGCATCTGCCACTCTAAGAGCTACGTTCTCTGATATTCTAAGAGTTAAGTACAAACTAGACTGCAATATGTGTTTAGTAGCTGTGTTAGACGCGTTAGCCGCTAACTTCTGTAATCCTACTAAAGTATTTCGATCTGGCAAACTACCATCTCTAGCTTCATTAAGTCCTGTTACGTCGCGTATCATTTGCAAATAATACTGATATGTCGATATCAAGCTTGATATTTTAGCATTTCCGCTTCCACTTTGTAACTCTTGAACCGGGACTTTACCAGCATTCATTTCACCATCTTGAGTAAGTGATCTACCTACAACAGAACCAGTTTGAAAATACATGTTTAATGCTTCTGCAGGATTATAATTTGTGCCATTGCCCAAGTCGACTTCAGCGAGCCCGTCCATATCTAAATAAACACCGTCAGGTACCATACGAGATATTACTTGTTGTAGTTTTAAATGAGTTAACTGTATCATATCTGCAAAACCCGTGCATCTGCTTACTAATGACTCTATTCTACCTTTGTACATTCTAGGAGCACAAATAGCATAGTTCATTTTAACTTTAGTAGTATCAGCATAAGGTCTAGTCATATTCTTAGACAATTCCCAGTTTAGCATTATATTGGTTCCTAATACTTTTGCGCCACTATATAAAACTTCTATTGATCTTGCTACTCTTTCAAAATTATCATTTTCAGGTGGATTAAATGTATCAGGCTTTTCAATAGCTTTCATTAACCCTTGATCTGTTTGTTTTATTTTAAAAACTTGATTATGATATGTTTTGTAATCAAAATAAAGAACTTGAACAGTATTATTGTCATAATTACCATAACCAGTTATATACGATTTATTACCTGGCGTGTTTTGGATTCTTTTTAATTCATCTTCAGGTATGCCTGGAAATTCTTTTTTTAACTCTGGTATTGTTAAAGATTTAACTTCTCCAACGTAGTAAATATCTTCAAAATTTGGATCTTCCGTATAAGAATAAACCATATAAGCTGGATCAACATAATCAATAGTAACTCCATTAGCGGTATTAAAATCAGTTTTAACAGCTGCTATACCACAAACGGCTAAATCCATATTTAGTCTTCTTCTAGTAAGATCATATTTATTTTGAGCCATTACAGAAGATATAGCTTCTTCTTGAGCTATTTCTATAGACTGCTTGTAGCTTAATTGCATATGCAGTTCTAGATCTTCTGGATTTTCAGGTATTACATCTTTACTGGGAGACTGAAAAGCATCAATACCCAGTGTTTGCTCTAAGTTTAAAAGATATTCTTTAGATATCATATCTTCATATAACTTAGTTGCATAATTAGTTCTTTTTCTTACAGACTCAGGATCTTGAGCATAAGCCTTTACATCGTAAGATTTTTGAGATATACCATTTACAACTATATCTACAAATTTAGATAAAATAGGAACAGGCGTCCAATCTAAATTAAGATAAGACAAATCGCCATTAATAGACAATTCATCTTTATATTTTTGAACACTTTGCTCACCTCTTGCGTAAAGTCTTAATTGATTAAAATTATTCCAATTAGTTAAATACCTATTTCCTGTTGTTCTACCTTGTGAAAACCACTCTTCTTCTATAGCTTGTGCTACTTGCTCGCCATATTCAATGCTAGCTTTTTCTTGATCACTAACTACTTGGCTAGGAAATGCACTTCTAGTATTGGTGTATATACCCATTTAACTTATTATTTTTGATGTAACTCCTTTGTTGTCGTATTTTTTTATACCTAAATCAACAGATTCTAACTTACGAGGTGTGCTTGGTGCATATCTATGCTTGTTACACGCCATCAACGCTAGGCCAGAACTTATAGAAGCATCATGTTTTGTTCTATTGTTTATATTAAACTTTGCCCAATCCTCTAATGTTCTTTGAAAATAAACATCACCATATCCAGTTTCTTTTAAACCAACAAAATCTTCTATATAAGATTCAATTGCCGCAGCATGAGCTTGCTTAATATCTTCACTTGAATTAGGTATACCACCTAGTTCTTTTTCAGTAACTGATAATTTATTTCTTTTCCTGTCAGGTCTATTCATTGAAAAGCCTCTATAACCTCTTCTTTTGAAATGATATAAGAGTCTTGGTTTGTTATTTTCTGCAAGAATTGGCATTCCGTAAAAAATACAAGCCATAAGTACATCTTCAAAAAATATTTCAGCTGTTTGAGGTCTAGCTATATATTCTAAAAAGAAATGGTTTGGAGGTGTGTCTGTCATTGAAAATTTCGTAAGACCGTGTAAAGATCCTTTTGATCCTCTTTTATCTACTGTGCCTGATATATCGTAAGGGTCACAACCAAAAGCACCTAAATTTTCATTTAAAGGATATTTAAT